CAGCATTGACTGACACTAAAATTGACTTGAGCGGAGTGAAAGAAGCGGTAGCAAGCCTTTCCGAAGCATATGAAGCCCCAAAAGTTTTAAATCCTGAAAACATTGGTGGTTCTCTCCTAGACAGAATGCCTAATCCGACTGGTTGGCGGATACTTGTGCTTCCTTACCGTGGTAAGGGTAAGACAGAGAAGGGTCTATACATGCCTGATACTGTTGTAGAACAGGCGCAGGTGTCCACACAGGTAGGATATGTGCTTAAAGTTGGTCCTTTGGCCTACAAAGACAGCGAAAAATTCCCTTCCGGCCCTTGGTGCGAGGAAAAAGACTGGGTGATGTTCGCTAGATATTCAGGTTCACGCTTCAACATCGACGGTGGTGAGGTGAGAATACTGAATGACGATGAGATTTTGGCTCGTATTAACGATCCAGAAGACGTTTTGCATTACTAGGAGTGAATTATGGCAGAGCAGGAAGAACAATTAGAAATGGACATGGAAGTTGAGGTCGATTCTCAAGAAGACGATGTAGAAGTCGTTGAAGACGATTCAGAGGATCAGTTTCAAAAGGCCGAAAACTCCACGCAAAAGCGCATTGATCGCCTTACAAAGAAGATGCGCGAAGCTGAACGGCGTGAGCAAGAAGCTTTGAACTATGCTAAACAGGTGCAAAACGAAGCTGCGCAATTAAAGCAAAGATTTAGCGCCCTAGACAGCAACTATGTTACCGAATATAGCACCCGCGTACAAACTCAGATGGAGCAAACTGAAAAAGAGTTGGCTCGTGCTATGGAAATTGGCGACACTGCGGCAGCGGTAGAGGCTAACAAGAAGATGATTGCGCTTGCTTCTGAGAGTGAACGAGCAAATCAGGCCAGACAGGCTCAAGAGCGTCAAAAACAGCAGCAACAGCAGCCTGCGCCTCAACAACAGCAGTACGCCCCACAACAGCAGCAACAAGTGCGTCGCCCCGACCCGAAAGCGGAACAATGGGCGCAACGCAACGATTGGTTTGGCACAGATGAGGCCAAAACATTTGCAGCTTTTGGCATACATAAAAAACTTGTCGAAGACGAAGGGTTTGACCCGCAGAGCGATGAGTATTATACTGAACTTGATCGCCGCATTGCCGATACCTTCGGTGGTAACGCGAAAACCGCCAACAAACGGCCCGCTCAGACGGTTGCTGGCGTATCAAGATCAAACTCTGGGCGCAGCAGTGGGAAAAAGGTTAGACTCACCCCTAGCCAAGTCGCAATTGCGAAGAAATTGGGTGTGCCGCTAGAAGAATATGCGAAATACGTGAAGGAGTAAGCAAGATGACTGAAGAAAAAACAGGACCAATCACGCGTACTGCTCGCGCTAACCAAACAAGGGAAAAAACGGCTCAAAGACGGCCGTGGGCACCCCCGTCAATGCTAGATGCACCGCCTGCACCGGATGGTTTTAAGCATCGTTGGATTCGCTCGGAAACGCGTGGTTTTGACGATACTAAGAACATCAGCGCAAAGATGCGCGAAGGTTGGGAATTGGTTCGTAAGGACGAATATCCTGATTTTGAGGCCCCGGTAGTTGAATCAGGTAAGTATGAAGGTGTTTTTGGAGTAGGCGGACTTATTCTCGCACGGATTCCGGAAGAGACTATTGCCGAAAGAACTGATTATTTCCAAGGAAAGACTCAGGATCAGATGGAAGCAGTCGATTACGACATGATGCGTGAGAATGCACATTCAACCATGACGATTAGCAAAGCTGACCGTCAATCTCGTGTAACCTTCGGTGGCCCTCGTAGAAATTAGGGTCGCCCCACTAGGAGAAAACTAAAATGGCAAATTCAAATACTGCCTATGGTCTTCGTCCTATCGGGCTTGTTGGAAACGGTGTTAACTCAACTGGTGTGACCCAGTATGAGATCGCTTCTGACAACACCAACGCAATTTACCAGTATGGTCTGGTAACACCTACAGCAGCAGGTGTTATTGATTATGCAGGTGCGACGAACGGGGGTACAACTCCCGCTCTTGGTGTCCTGATGGGCGTTGAGTACGTTGACTCAGTATCAAAAAAACCAGTATGGATTAACTACTGGCCCGGTTCTGGATCAGTCAGCGTTGACACTAACTACCCTGTTAAGGCCTTTGTTGCCGATAACCCAAACCAGTTGTTTAAAGTAGCTTCTGACGCATCTCTTACAGATCGCGCCACTGCTCAAGCGGCTGTTTTTGCTAACGCATCTTTGGGCACATCAGCACGTACGGGTTCATCTGAAAATGGTAACTCGAACTCAGCCTTGAACGTTGCTTCAATCGCAGTTACGGCGACATTGCCGTTGCGTATTGTTGGTATTATGGATGACGAAGCGAATAGCGACTACACAGCCGCAGGTATTCCTTTGATCGTTCGTATCAACGCTCATTTCAACGCAAATACGTCGCGGTTTGATTCTCAGACCACAGCGACCTCAACAGGCGTATAAGGAGAGCGTAGAATATGGCTATTTCACGCGCACAACTAGCTAAAGAGCTAGAACCCGGCCTGAACGCGTTGTTTGGACTGGAATATGATCGTTACGAGAACGAGCATGCTGAAATCTTCGAAGAAGAGTCATCTGACCGTGCATTCGAAGAAGAAGTGATGCTTGGTGGTTTCTCAACGGCACCAACAAAATCTGAAGGCGGAGCCATCAGTTTTGACGATGCACAAGAGACATACACTGCTCGTTACACACACGAAACCGTTGCTTTGGCATTCTCAATCACTGAAGAAGCGATTGAGGACAACCTATATGACCGCTTGGCTTCTCGTTATACGAAAGCATTGGCGCGTTCTATGGCGCAAACAAAGCAAATCAAAGCGGCATCTATCTTGAACAACGCGTTCAACACAGGTGCTAACGCTATTGGTGACGGTGCAGCACTTTGCTCAAACGCACACCCAAGCTTGTCAGGCAACCAGACAAACATCTTGGCGACAGCAGCAGACCTCAACGAGACATCTCTTGAGCAAGCTCTGATCGACATTGCTGGTTACACAGACGAGCGTGGTTTGAAAATTGCGGTTCGCGGTATGAAACTAATCATTCCGAAAGAACTTCAGTTTATCGCAGAGCGCGTACTGAACTCAAACCTACGTCCGGGCACAGCGGACAACGACACCAACGCAATGCGCTCAATGGGCATGTTGCCAGAAGGTGCTGTTGTAAACCACTTCCTAACGGACACAGACGCGTTCTTTATCAAGACAGACGCGCCTAACGGGTTTAAGTACTTCAACCGTGCGCCTATCAAAACTGCCATGGAAGGCGATTTTGACACAGGTAACATGCGCTTCAAAGCGCGTGAGCGTTACAGCTTCGGTGTTTCCGACTGGCGTTGCGTATTCGGTACACCCGGCGCAGCGTAATCTGTTTACAATACTTGGGAAGGGTCGCTTACGCGGCCCTTTCTTTTTTTAAAAGATGTGTTATTCTGCGTTTGGGGTAACATCAGCCTTGCAGACAGGATTCTGCCCCACCTGACATTGCACAGACTGCTAGGCGAAACCTTGTGCAAGGGGTATTAATATGGCTTCAACTACATTTTCAGGTCCAGTGACATCTACAAATGGTTTCATTGGCGACATCAAAGTTCCATCCTACACAGTTGCCACTCTTCCAGCAGCAACTGACGAAGCAGGAACTATTCTATACGCTTCAGACGCTTTAAAAGGCGCGGAAACAGCCGGAAATGGTACAGGCAACCTAGTATTTTCAGACGGCACAAACTGGATTCGCGTAGACTTGGGTACAACCGTAGCTGCATAAGGAGATGACCAATGAGTAGGTTTAAAGCTCCTAGTGCTGAAGAACTCGCAAGACGCGGTATTGGTGTTGAGACTGAAAAAGTCCGCGCACGTAATTCAGACGGTACGCTGAAAGCAGATGATCCTTCTACACCTGATGTAAATGAGGCGTGGGAAGAAAAGCCTGTGAAGAAGCGTGGCCGTCCTGCAAAGAAAAAGGATAGCTGATGGCTAATTCAGACGTAAAAGCAAAACGTCTGACGGGTACTGGTGCGGCCTCTGTTGGTCGCGCTAGATTGCGTCAGGTTCAGGTTTTGACAGGCGCAGGCGCGGGTCGTCTTACGCTTAGTGATGGAAACGGTGGAGCCACCGTGTTGGATATAGACTTTTTGGCTTCTGACTCACACTCTGTAAACATTCCTGATGAGGGCATTCTGTTTACAAGTGACATTCATATAGCAACAGCCACTAACGTCACTGCGATGACGATATTCTATAGTTAGGAAATGCCATGTCCCGCGAAGTAAGTTCTATTACAAGAATAGGCACGAGTGAGCCGTTTGAGCTTCAAGTTGCTCGTGGGCAGGTTGCTTATCACGAGTCCGTTTACAAGTTTGGTAACAATGCGGCAGTTGCAAATACAACAGAAACTATATGGCAACAAGGCGGTTTATACTCATACTTATCTGCGGCCTCTGTTTTAAAGGTTTCAAGTAGTTCTGCCAATGATACATCGGCAGGGACAGGGGCCAGAACTGTTGAATTGTTTGGCTTGGATGGTGACTACAATGAAATCAATGAGGTGGTTACCTTAAACGGACAAACTGCGGTAAATACCACACAGTCTTATCTTCGCATAAATCGGATGATTGTGCGATCCGCAGGTTCTGGCGGTTACAATGCTGGTGTAATATATGCGGGAACGGGAACTGTGACTACGGGTGTTCCTGCAAACATTTACGCCACGATTAACGGTGACGGTACAAACCAGACTTTGATGGCGTTGTGGACTGTACCCGCAGGCTATACGGCTTATCTGATGCAATACGACGTTTCTAACGGTACGACATCTAATACACCTGCCGTGTGTAAAATGACATTGGTAGCTAGACCGTTTGGAGAGGTGTTTCAGAGTAAAGATGTTAAGTCTCTTACAACGGGGATGCACATCGAAAACACCTTGGTTGTTCCAGTAAAATTTGCAGAAAAAACGGACATAGAAGTACGAGCGGTGTCGTCTTCAGCAAGTGTTACCTTTGACATATCTGCGGCTTTTGAGATCATCTACATTAAAAATGGGGATACCCTTTAATGGCTGCCAAAAAGGAGAAACCCATACGTCGTACCACCTCTGGCAAAGGGGCTAATTACCGAAAGACGAAGTCTGGCGCGGGTATGACGGAAAAGGGGGTAAAGGAGTATCGCAAGAAAAACCCGGGTTCAAAATTACAGACGGCTGTTACGGGTAAGGTTAAAAAAGGTAGCAAGGACGCGAAGCGTCGTAAATCGTACTGCGCACGTTCTGCGGGACAGATGAAAAAGTTTCCAAAAGCGGCGAAAGACCCTAATTCACGCCTAAGACAAGCAAGGAAAAGATGGAAGTGCTGATGGCTGACAAAAGTGTTCACGATTTGGAGTTGGAATTGGTAAAGTTTCAGACTCAACAGGATCATCTTGTGAAAAGCGTTGATACGCTTCAAAAAGACATGAAAGAAGTAAAAGTTACTTTGTTTCAGGCAAAGTGGATGATTGTGGGTGCTTTGGTCGTGGCTGGTTTGATGAATAGTGAAACTTTAATGGAAGCAATTATAGGTTTGGCAAGATAATGGCTTATTCACGCAAAGGTAAAGGCGCGTCCAAGAAAAGTAAGGGCAGCAAGATTTGTCCCGCCGGAAAAGCTTGGGCCGAGCGTACCTTTGACACGTATCCGTCTGCTTATGCCAACATGGCGGCCTCTAAATACTGCAAGGACCCTAACTACGCGAAGGGTGCAAAGGGGAAGAAAAGTGGGCGAGCTTAAAAAATGGCGGGACCAAGACTGGGTAAGGATAGGAACCGATGGTAAAATTAAAGGTAAGTGCGGCACTTCAAAGGATAAAAAGAATCCTGACAGATGCCTTCCAAGGTCTAAAGCGAGTAGTCTTTCCAAGTCCGAAAGAGCCGCCACAGCCCGTAAAAAGAAGCGCGAAGGCGCAAAAGGCAAAACCTTCGTCAAAAACACCAAAGCCGCGGAAGTCCAATTCAAAGCCCTCGGCGGCGCAATCGAAAAGCAAAAAGCCAAGAGGCCGACCCCGAAAGCAAACGCCCAAGGGGTCGTAGCAAGAGGTTGCGGCAAGGTTTTGTCAGGTCGGCGTAAGCGTACAAAGGGTTCTGTAAGCTAATGGGTGCAGTTGCGTATAAACCAGATTTAGAGAAAGACATATACGCAGAAATTCTTGCGTGGTCTGAGCATACTTTGCAAAAGCCTAATCCGTATTTTAACAATTTGCCGCCATGTCCTTATGCCAAAAAAGCGTGGGCAGAGGGCAATGTTGCGGTTTTGTACAAGTATGAAAACAATTTTCAGACCGTGTACAGCACGGTTTCGCAGTTTGATGATGTCTTTGATCTCGTTATTGTGGTTGATTTAGCTTACAAAAAAGACCCTGATGCGTTTCACGATTACCTAGAGCAGATGAATGAGGCGATATCTCGCGGGTTCTTTATTGATCGTGATGTTTGGCTCATGGGTTTTCATCCTCACGACGATGAAAACGATTATTTAGACGAAGCGACTTTTGAGCAGCTTGTTTCGGACGAGTATGCTATGATTTTTATACAACGGCTGTCTAAGGTGTATAAGTCTTCGCAACAACTCAAAGCCTTGGGATATTACGAAGAATATGCTAAAGATTATGATGTAGAGACAATCTTTGCACAACGTGAAACGCTATATAGGAGACTGATCGATGGCGATGAAACCTAAGAAAAAGATGCGTGGCGGACCCATGAAGAAAATGCGCGGTGGCGGCATGGTTAAAAAGATGCGCGGCGGCGGTATGTTGAAGAAAATGCGTTCTGGTGGCGCGGTAAAGAAAAAGAAGTAAGCGATGACAACTTCTGGAAGCAAAGATTTTGAACTTGATGTAGCGGAGTACATTGAAGAGGCTTTTGAGCGTTGTGGCTTGGAAGTTCGTACAGGGTATGACCTGAAGACTGCAAAGCGTTCAATGAATCTGATGCTTGCAGAATGGGCCAACCGGGGACTAAATCAGTGGACAATCAAGCAGCGCACGGTCACTCTTACTCAGGGTGATGGTGACTATGACGTTGGCGCAGACGTGATTGACATCCTATCTGTCGTTGTTCGTAGAAGTAATACGGATTATGCACTGGATCGGATCAGTCGGGATTCGTTCTTATCTATACCCAACAAAACCACGCAGGGTCGCCCTTCTCAGTTTTTCTTGGATCGTCAGATCACACCCAATCTGAAAGTATGGCCTGTTCCTGAAAACAGTACGGACGTGATTTATTACGATGCTTTGACTCGTATGGACGACGCGGACGCACAGACCAATACGTTGGATATGCCTTTTAGGTTTTATCCCTGCTTGGCAGCGGGCTTGGCGTATTACATTGCTATGAAACGTGCGCCACAACGCATACAGCTTTTGAAGGCTGTTTACGAAGAAGAGTTTGAACGTGCGATGGCGGAAGACCGTGATCGTGCATCATTTAACGTCGTACCACAATACGAATACTTTAGGACAACCTGATGCCGAAGTTTGCGACTGGTAAACACGCTTTTGCGATTTCTGACCGTTCCGGTTTTCGGTATCGGTATAAAGACATGCGTAAAGAGTGGACCGGGGCTTTAGTTGGGCGTGATGAATACGAGCCAAAGCAGCCTCAGTTGGGGCCGTTTCGTAAGGTTATAGACGCGCAGGCTTTGAAGGATGCTAGACCGGATGTTAAAGCCACGATGACCGTTTATGTAGGTATTCCGTTAGTAGAAGCTCCAAATTTAAGACCACCGCAAGGCTTTGGCCAAGTAGGTGGAGTTACGGTGGTGACATCATGAGTTTTACATATGCCCAGTTAAAGCAAGCGATACAGGATTATACTGAAAACGACGAAACAACGTTTGTTAATAACCTGCCCCTATTTATTCGCCTGTCTGAAGAGCGCATTTTAAAGAATGTGCAGTTAAGTCTGTTTAGGAAAAACGCTACGGCTACTACTACTGGAAGCAATCAGTATTTAGCGTGTCCAAGTGATTTTTTGGCACCGTTTTCGTTGAGTCTTACGGGTGCGGATGGGGATAAGTTCTTTGTTGAGTTTAAAGACCCCAGTTTCTTACAAAGTTATACACCGGATGCAACAACGGAAGGTGCGCCGCGATATTATTCTGTGTTTGATGTGGACAACTTTTTGTTGGCACCAACGCCTGATACCACATACACAGCCGAGCTTCATTATTTCTACCGTCCGTTAAGTCTTACAGCGGGTTCGGAAAGCGGCACTACTTGGTTGAGTGAAAATGCAGAGTTAACGCTTATGTATGGTGCATTAGTTGAAGCTTATCTCTTTATGAAGGGTGAGCAGGATATGATGCAGTATTACGACAAGCGTTTCCAAGAAAGCATGATACCGCTCAAGATGCTAGGCGAAGCCAAAGAAACAACAGATGAATACCGCACTGGTAAAGTTATAAGGGCGAAGCAATAATGTTTAAGATAGATGTAAGTGTTCCACAAAACGAATCTATCGTAGGCGTTCGCACTACAGAGAATCGTGGATTTTCACCAGAAGAACTTGCGGAACAGTGTGTTCAGAAGGTGATTTCGGTTTCCGACAGTGCCCATCCGGGTATACGGGACCAAGCCCGTGCTTTTTCAAAGCACATCGAAACGCTTGTTGCATATTATATGCGTCAAGCTATTAGCAGTGACCGCACAACTGTGTATAATGCACTTAAAGACGCGGGACACCCCGACTTGGCTGAA